CACAAACTTTTTTTGGATGTGCTAATGCGGGCTTATGGTATCTGTATGTGTGTGGATGCCATTTATCTGTGTGTGTATGTGTGTGTATGCGCCCCAAAATAGTCTAAAAAAACCTTGCAAATAAAGGGTTTTCACCTTTACTTAGCGTGTAATCTGTGCAAGAATGGCTATGTAATCAGAAAACACAAAGCGTGTTTCTAAATCTAACAACATTATTCTTGTCCAAGAATAAAACGAAAGGAATAATCATGCCGAATGGTTATGTGCAAGTGCGAACGAATAGCAAGAAGCACCGTGACACGGTTCTACCTAGTAGTCGTGTTGAGGTTAAGTATGATGTGGATGTGCGTACTGCGTATCTGCTGGATAAGGCTATCGCCAATGCTTTGAGCAGGGGCATAACCTTTGACAGGAAAACTGTCAATGCGTTGCGCAGGAAAATTAAGGCGAATGTTAAGGAGCAGAATGATGTCTAAATACTTGACTTACCCTGTCTTTACTGCTAGGTTTGTACTATCAATTAGGTGCTGTCCAGTACCCCAACCGTTAGGAAATGCGTCATGACCGAAGTACAAGAATATTCTTGTCCAAGAATAAATGAAGAAGACACGCCCGACATACCACCCATCACTATTAGTCCTGTGCTTGTTAAGGACGAGTTCTTTGGTGACTACACTCTTGAGTGTAACATCTGTGATGCTGGCTCTGGTCGTGCTGAGTATCATGTTCTCGTTGAGTATGCGGCTCATCACATCTCATCTCTACACCCTGAAGTAATCGTTATCGAATCGGAAGAAGGTATCACCTATGTCTAAGTCCCGTAATGTCCGTTCCAAGTATCAGCCTATCCCTGTGTATGTTCGTGAGAGTGTCGCTGTGCGTGACTCTGGCGACAATGCCCGTACTCGTGACTCTCGTGGTCGTGAGAAGCAGGCGTTTCGTGCCACACTTGTTTCTATCCGTAAGGGGGCATAGTATGTCTACTTTCATGACCTTTGCAGGGTTTGGCTATGCTGTGTTGTTTTCTGTCTGTGTTGCTGTGATTGCTACACCCGAGCGTAAGGATGGTGGTGAGTGATGACTTTGCTAAACTACAATGGCGCTCGCCATGCTGTAATCGAATGGTTTGCTTTCCCTGAGGAGTTGCTTAGCATCAATGAACCTTGGATTGACTATCATGCTAAGGGTTATCTGGCTTGGCGTATCGTCACAGATAACATGTTTGGGTTTCGTAAGCGTGCTGTGAGTGAGTATTTTGATTTTCATTCACAACTTGCGGTTGCGGACAAGTTTCGTTCCTTGCACAATGCAATGATGGAGGAGAAGTAATGGCTGTATTTATTGGTTCTGTTGTGTTCTATTGGTTATCTGTCGTGCTTATCGTGGCTACAATCCACGGTGGCAGAATTGGAGGCAAGTAATGGTAAAGTGGTATGAGGAATTGTTGGAACGTATCTTTTCCGAGAATCGGCGTGGGATTGTGCTGTCTGATGCCCCTGTGGGTGAGAAGTTGGCTCGTGAGTACGGTTGGAAACTAGACGTTGATGGTATTGACTATCAAGATGACAAGAAAGCGTGGTGGTTGTGATGCATAAAGTAGATACTGTTTGGGCTATTATCTTCATTGAGGCGGAAGATGGTTCTGCCGACATTGACGATTGGAATGTTGGTTCGGCTTTGTTCTCTAATGAGGCTGATGCCAATGCGTACGCTAGCAATTTGGCTGAGTTTGATTCTATGCACGTCTACGACATTATGGAATTAAATGTCTATCAGGCTTGACATAGCGCATGTAATGCGCTAGATTTATCATGTAAGCGTAATTAAGTGTCGCCGTTTCGGTATCTGCAATGTTAACAACATTATTCTTGTCCAAGAATAAAAACCTTTAGGAGGTTTAGTATGCCTAATCTTGATGATGAAAGCGTAGAGGAAGTTCGTCACTGCGTCGGTTGCACTACTCGTATCGACGAGTACACCGAGGTCGGTTTCGAGGGCACTCGTGGTCCTGTCTGCACCAACTGCCATGTAAATTGCCATGGTTGCGGTAATGACTTTAACGACAACTCTGGGGCTACTCATGCCTACGTTGGTGGTGATTCGTACTGTGCTAGATGCACTCGTAACGATTGGTTCATCTGTAACCATTGTGACGATTGGACGCATGTAGACGAGTCACATGGCACTACCAGTGGCTATTCTGTGTGTGAGAATTGTCGTGACCAGTATTACCATTTCTGCGACAACTGTGAGCAGTATGTTGATGATGACTACCAGAGTGAGCATCAGTCTAACTGCTATGACAATGGTGAGATTCATGGCTATGACTATCGCCCTAATCCTATCTTCCTGCACAACGAGGGAGAGGTGGACAATGCCCCTATCCGTACCATAAATGTCCAATCGGTAATCCGTAACTACCGTCAGGTTGCCTACATGGGATTTGAGTTGGAGATGGAATACTTTGGTCGTGGTCGGAGTAGTTTCGGTGATGGTGTGGAGTCGTGTGACATTCATGATGTTACCTATCTCAAGTCTGATGGTTCCCTCAATCATGGTTTCGAGATGGTCACGCATCCTATGACCCTTGCTTGGGCTATGGAAAACTTCCCTTGGCAACGCATTGAGCAACTCAATGATGGTAGTTTCGAGGGTTGGGGTGGCAGTACTGCTGGTCTGCACATTCACGTATCTCGTGACGGATTCGCTAACCTTTCCCATCAGGCTAGGTTCGTGCATCTAATCACTCGCAACCAGAACCTTTACGAGATTCTGGCTGGTCGTAGCAGTGAGCGTTGGGCTAACTTTAACAACGACAATCTGCGCAACATCTCACGCAAGTTGCGTAGGATAGAGTCAAGTGAACGCTATTCGGCAGTCAATCTGCAGAATCGTGCCACGCTTGAGGTGCGCATCTTCCAATCATCACTCAAGCCAGAGCGCATCAAGATGTGCCTGCAACTTGTTGATGCTTCTGTGAAATACACAGAGAACCTTTCCTGTAACGACATGGTTACGGGCAAGGCGTTTAGTAGCAAGTCATTCATTGCTTGGGTCGCAACACGACCAGAGTATGAAATCCTAAATAGTTACCTAGATACGTTCAGTTCGACTGGACAGGTTGGAGAATAGTTATGTGCTTACTTATGGTTACTCTTGGAGAGATTCCTAATCGTCAATACCTTTACAATGCAAGTGAGAACAATCCCCATGGCTACGGCTTTGCCGTCAATCATGGTGACCGCATTGTGACAGGTCGTAGCATGAAGTACGAACGTCTTATTGAGCGTTTCATTGACGAGATGGGCAATTCCGACAAGCCAGTCGGTATGTTCCATGCACGTTACACAACCCATGGTTCTACCACCCTTGAGAACAATCACCCATTCAGGGTTGATGGTCGTCATGACATTGTGCTTGGTCACAATGGTATGCTACCTATCACGCCTCGTGCAGGTGATGACCGTTCCGATACCCGTATCTTTGCTGAGGACATTCTTGGTTCGATAGGTGTTGAGGAACTTGACGACAAGGATACGTTCCGCCGTCTTGAGGAGTTCACCTATGGCAGTAAGGTTGCTATCCTATCTACTGCACCAGAACTACGTGACCCTGTGTACATTCTCAATGAAGATGATGGTCATTGGACTGACGGTATCTGGTGGTCTAACAGTACCTACAAGTACAATTATTCATACTCTTCATACAGCAAGCCTTACGGTAGTGCTTGGGCTGGTGACGGTACTGTGCTAGGTAGTAAGCATGCTTGGTGGGAAGAGGAAGCAGATTCCTGCTCACCTTGTGGTGTTGCAGACCCTGACGAGGAGTGCTTCGTGTGTGGTCACAACGTGACAGGTAAGGCTCTTGAGAACAATGTGTGTGATGTGTGCAACTCTTGCATAGATTGCAAGGAACACGTTGCATCATGCCTATGCTACGGAATTGTGGACCGCAATGGTAACTACAATCCCAATGCTGACGCTCGTACTATCAACGAATTTCTAGGATACTAGGAGGTATCATTATGGGTAAATTATTCCTTAGCGAGAACAAGTTCCAGAAAATCAACATCAAGTGGTCACGCCCTAATGTTGGAAACTCTATGCAGAAAGGTAACGTGCGGATTGTATTCACAGAGATTCCTAAGGATTCTCCAGAATACAAGGAGGAGATTCCCTCTTATGAGATTGACCCTTGGAGTCCGTTGGCATGGCAAGTGATGCGTGAGAACTACGTAGCCAACGTAGTGATTGACGAGAAGATTGCTTTCGCTTGCACTATGAACGAACTAACTGCACTTCATCGTGCGCTCGGCATACTACTAGACCGTGCATCGTCACAACTACAATAAGGAGGACTATTATGTCATTACCAAGAACTGTCACCGCCATGCTCGCTGTCACCTATGAAGTTCCTCAAGTCATTGAGGTTCTATTCCAAGGCAACACGCCCGAGAAAGATAACCTTATTCGTGCTATTACTGGACTTGTAGAGGAAGACTTTCCCAAGTCCTTGGGTGATGTGCAATACTTTGATGATGGGGGTAACCTCATTGAGAAGACTGCTATCGAACTAAATCTAGTCGGTAGCATGATGGACTTCGAAGCGTTCAACGATAAGTTTGATAAGCGTGAGGAACTTGAGGCAGAACTTAGGCTAGACATGGAGCGTGACATGATGGCAGAAGCAGAGGCAAAAGAAGACCATGATGATTCAGAGTAGGATTATTCTTGCCCAAGAATATTTACCTTTAGGAGGTACTGTATGATAATCCAACATCCGTCTTACCCATATTTGCAGGTAGATATTTCTGCACCAAGTTATCCAAAGTTCGATAGAAGTCAGCACTGTTTTGGTCTACCGACAGATGTGTTCTTTCATGTAGGTCAGGGTGCTGACCCAGAGGACTACGAGGAACCTTGGCTAGAACCACCAACTGAGGTTCATCCAAGTGCACGACAAGCATACAAGCCTTATCCAACTTACAGTAGACAGGATGCTTATCTTCTACAGATTTGTGAAACTTGTCCATTCGTCAGGGAGTGCTTTACTCATGCTGTGCACAATGAGGAGTTTGGTTTCTGGGGTGGTACTAACGCTGGTCAGCGTGGTGCTATTCGACGGAAACTTAAGTTGCGTCTTGGTTCTATGGGCTTTAATATCTTTGGCGATAAAGATGTGAACCATCTTCGTGACCTGCTTGCTAGAAAAAAGGAGGAGGATGCTAGTGGAGATTAGTGATGATGATTTAGAAAGGGTTAATGAGATTCGTAATCTTCCTGTTGGCTTCTTGCATGAGGCTATAGAGTGGTGGAACACGCAGGCAACTGCAAGGATAAAGCAATTTGTCGTAGTAACATGCTATTATGAATTCCTTGCTATGCAAGCAGACAATGTAGATGATTTCGTTAGTTGGCTAGAAGAAAGCGAGGTGCAAGATGGAGAATTGGATTTTGACGGTGGACTTTGAGGTTCATGCTGATAGTAAAATTGAGGCTATGGATAACTTACGTCACATCTTGGAATGTACAGATGCAGTATTCGAAGTTCACGATAGTGTGGACCGAGAACTGTTTGAGGAGTTAGGGATTATTTATGATTAAACATTATGCTGTAGTTACTGGTGTTCTAGTTGACGGGGTATGGGAGGTGAAGTTTGACCATCATGCTCTTGCTGGCTTGGGTGTTGCCCAAGATACAGAAACAGATGAGTGGTTATCTTCCGATGAACTACCACCACAGGCTCAAGAGGACGATGGTTTCTTCATGTCCTTTGTCCGCAAGAATCTAGGTATCGGTGGTGGTTTTGATGAGACAACGTAAGAAGGAAATGGAGGCACTACTTGATGTCCTTTCTCAGGCTCACGAGAGCGTTGACGATTTGGCTGATGAAGTGTGGAAACTTATTGATGCTTTCCGTCGTGACCGTGAATTGTACATTGTTGCTACTCGTGTTGCTGGTGGGCTCAATCTTCTTTATGGTCCTTATGAATCAAAGAATCTGGCTCAAAAGGATGTTGACGTAGGTGCTATCAAGGGCGTTGACAAGGGTGATAGATACATGCTCATGAAACTTTTGAGTCCTTCTAAAATCTGGGAGTCTTCGACTCCTACATTGTTTGATGTTAGGTAACTATTATGTTCCCCCTTAGGGGGGAACTAATTACTAAGTAATTTAATTATAGTCCTTGTGTCTTCGACACGCCGTAAGTGTTCAGAGTTTACAGTGTGTCACTGTTATTGGTGTATACTATTTCTAGGAGGTTATTATGAGTATAAAAATAGATGGTTTAGAATTACCTGAACATATCAGTTACTCTTCGTTCACTACTTGGCTTGAGTGTGGATTCAAGTATTATCTGTCACGAGTGGCTCAGCAGTCTGGGTCTGCTTCGTGGTGGTTGGCTGGTGGTTCTGCCGTTCATACGGCTTCAGAGAACTTTGATAAGGCTTACTTTGAGGAGACAGGCAAATGAGAGTCAAGGTAACCTGTTCCAAGGTTTATGACACAGATGATTTGATGGAAGAGTTCATTGCTTACCAAGATGACCATGCATTGACATTTGCATCGTTAGAAGAGTTTATTTTAGATAGATTCATCAATCCAAATTTTGATAATTGTGATGTGCAGATGGAGGTGCAACCATGACAGAGCAGGCTTTAGAAAGTACTTTCCTTGATTCGGTGTGGAAAGATGCGTGGGAACACGAGAAAGCCCGTCAGAAGGCTTCTACGGGGCAGGAAGAGGCACTGTGGAGGGCTGGCGGTAGGGCTACCAAGGCTAATCCTGACAAGGAGAACGGTGTCTGGTGGGAAACTGGTGGTCGTGCCATGCTACAGAAGTGGGTAGAGTGGCGTACAGGTTCACATGGTTGGCAGATTTGGGTCAACGATGATGGCATTCCAGCAATCGAACTAGGACTCAAACCTATCCTTGGTGGTGTCCCTGTGCAGATGCACATCGATAGGGTTATGGTCACACCTAACGGTGAACTAGTAATCCTAGACTTGAAGACTGGTCAACGTACACCATCGTCAGATTTACAGTTAGCATTCTACGCTGCAGGACTAGAGAAAGAACTAGGCATCCGACCCCAGTATGGGACTTATTGGATGGCTCGTGACGGTGGCACTTCACCGCTAGTAGACCTAGACTTCCTGTCACTAGAAAAGATTGAGGACATGGTAGCGGACTTTGACCGAGCCCGTAAGGCTCACTTGTTCCTACCTAATCTCAACAATTGCAAGATGTGTGACCTAACAGATAAATGCAAGTGGTTCAAACAGGAGGTAAAGTAATGGCAGAGAAAAATTATGTAGTTAATGTTAAGACAAAGATTGGCACTATCTTCACAGTACGTGCTGATACAGCGGAGGAACTCAACACCAACATCCTAGAGGCTATCAACTTCTCGGTACATGAAAGTGTTGCAGGTCTAGAGGAATTGCTGACAGGTATCGTGGCTACACCAGCCAATCCTGTAGATGTGGTACTGGCTGCAGTAGGTGGGGAAGTAATTTCCTCCACACCAACAGCACCAGCATTCGCACCTGTGCCCCCACCAGCAGTAGCACCGACAGCCGTAGGTGCACGACTGTGTAGCCATGGACCTATGATTGGTCGCAAGGGTACTGGTGCTAAGGGTGAATGGAAGGGCTTGTTCTGTCCTACCCCTAAGGGTACAGCAGGACAGTGTGACCCTATCTGGCTGAACCGTTCACAACCTGAATGGGCAACCATCTAGTATTCCATCGGGAGTCCCGATGGATACAGTAGCCACCAGATAATTACTGTAAGCGCTGGTAGCCGCACCTGAGTACGTGTCCTAAACTGCTCACCCTTATTGCACTACAATGCAACATAACCAAGCAAAACGTAGCACTGAGATGCAACAATGTAACATTTAGCGTGGTTTTGTTACATTTCAATGCAAACAATGTAACAAGGAGGTCGAATGAAAACATTAACAAGGTCTGTAGGCAGACCAGAGATAGGCGGAGAGCCATTACCTAGTGTGTTCAGAACATTCGAAGACAACCAGATTGCTGTAAGGCGTTCAGAACTTTCAATGATTGCTGGAGAACCAGGTGCAGGTAAATCTACACTAGCCCTAGCAATGGCGCTACGAATGCGAGTACCAACCCTATACCTATCCGCTGACACTAACGCTCACACCATGGCAATGCGATTGTATTCCATGATTTCTGGTGAGTCACAGTCAGAAGCAGAGAAAGTAATCTCAGACAATCCCGTACTAGCCAAGCAACGTCTATCGTTAGCCAACCATATTTACTGGTCATTCGACTCGTCACCTAACCTAGGTGACTTGGATGACGAAGTGACTGCTATCGAAGAAGTGCTTGGTCGCTCTCCAGAACTAATCGTGGTAGATAACCTTATGGATATCTCCATGGACAATGGTGAAGACTTCAACAGTATGCGTTCAGCAATGAAAGAACTCAAGTATCTAGCACGTGACACTAACGCTGCTGTACTTGTACTGCATCACACTAAGGAGTCATACAACTCTGACCCTTGTCCACCACGTGCTGCTGTACAGGGCATGGTGAACCAGTTACCTGCACTCATCTTGACTGTTGGTCAACAGCATGGATTGATGGGTGTATCATCTGTAAAGAATCGTTACGGTAAGGCTGACCCATCAGGTAACAATCCTGTATGGCTAGGATTCAACCCAGAGTACATGTATCTGGCTGACTTGGAGGAGACACGATAATGGATATTGTTATTGGTGGAGGACTAATCATCCTTCTAGGTTTTCTTCTATGGCTAGATAGGAATGATTGGTAATGTGTAACAAGATTGATGATTTGAAATATGCCTACGATAAACTGGTTGAGGTTCAGAAAGAAGCGAAACTGTATGCTGATGAAATCTATATAGAGCAAGATGAATATATAGACTTGCTAATGAAGAATAAAGCCATTCAACGTGTGCGTAAACTACATTCACCGACAACTGTACATGACAATTCATGTGGTGACCCAGAATGTTGTGGTTCAGGTGCTGGTGGTGAATGGATAGAATGCGAAGAATGCTTTGAAGATTATCCATGCCCAACCATCAAAGCGTTAGATGGTGAGCAGGAGTGATAGAGACAATTGTTTCAGGAATACTCGTTGCTGGTCTTACAGTTGCCTGGACAGCGCTAAGCGTTTCACTTGCTTTGATAGCATGGACTGACTACCAAGATGGCAAGTGCCAATGCAGAAAAGGTAAGCACGGTGAGCAGCAATGAGTAAAGCAAAGCAGAAAGGTACTGCTGCAGAAACAGCAGTCGTAAACTGGCTAGTATCCAAAGGACGCAAACATGTTGAACGTCGTTCTCTTAACGGCTCTCTTGACCGTGGAGACATTGCTGGGATTCCAGGAGTGGTCATCGAAGTCAAGAACTGTGCCAGAGTCGAACTACCCAAGTGGATATCTGAACTAGAGACAGAGATACACAACGATAAAGCCGACACGGGTACGGTAATCCACAAGAAGCGTGGGACAACTGACGTAGGTTACTGGTATGCTACAATGCCAGTAAGTATCTGGTACGAATTGATTAAACAAGCAGGCTACTAATGCAGAAGCACAGCATCATATCAATCATAGAGCACTATGGTGGCAAGACTGGACGTGAGCGTGAAGGATGGTACAAAGTACAATGCCCATTCCACGACGACAGTCATGCATCAGCAACTATAAACCTTGAATATGAAGCGTTCAACTGCTTCGGATGCGGAGCCAAAGGTGACGCATACAAACTAATTATGGAACAGGAAGGGGTTGGTTTCCGTGAAGCTTACACACTCGCAGAGAGAATTGCTAGAGAAGGCGGTTACCCATTACCAGAAGTCAATCAGCAAAGCCGAAGAGTATCTCGCCAGCAGGGGGCTATCTCTAGTAGACGCGGATACAGTCCGCCTGGGATTGGTCGAAGAGCCTCTGCCAGGGCATGAACAATTCACTGGTCGTTTAGCAATCCCCTACATCACACCATCAGGTGTGGTAGACATTCGCTTCAGAGCGATAGGTCATCAAGAACCCAAGTACATGGGTATGCCTGGCTCTCAAACCAGGTTGTACAACGTAAATGCACTACTATCAGCAGGCGACATTATCGCCGTAACAGAAGGAGAAATCGATGCCATTACACTCAATTACAAATGCGGTATTCCGTCTATCGGAGTTCCTGGGGCTAACTCGTGGAAAAAGCACTACTCCCGTATCCTCCAAGACTTCGAAAAAGTCTACATCTTCGCAGACGGTGACCAAGCGGGCAGCGAGTTCGCCCGCAAAGTCGCCCAAGAAGTCCAAGGCGTAACAATAATTAATCTGCCAGAGGGGCAGGATGTTAACTCACTGTACCTCACACATGGTGCACAATACTTCCAGGAGAAAGTAAAACAATGAGTAAAATTAAAGATGAATTCTTTGAAGAGTTCTACGGAATTGACACACCCCTATGGCACGAACCAAATCCAAAGGTAAATAATGGAGGAAACATTACAGATAGCAATCCGTCTGATAACCGATTTGGGAATGACTGTGACTGCTGTGACGACACACCCGTCAGGTTTACAACTAACAGTCTTAGTTCCTCACGTGTAGATATCAGAGATGAGAAAGATTTCTACTTTGATGTGGTCGATGCTGCAGACGAGTTGACAGACTTGCTTATCAGCAAGCATGAAGACTACGGTCCCTCCAACATTGCACTAGCCCCAGGTGGACCAGTGAATGGTCTAGCAGTACGGCTACATGACAAGGTGGCACGTCTAGCCCATCTAACTAAGACTGGTGTAGACCCTAAGCATGAGTCACTACGTGACACATTCATGGATATTGCTAACTATGGCATCATCGGGATGCTTGTCTTAGATGGGAAGTGGGATACCGAATGAAAACCATTGTAGTCATTCCAGATATGCAAGTGCCATACCATGACCCTCGTGCGGTTAAGGCTGTTATGAACTTTGTAGCAGACTATGAACCTGATGAGTTGTTCTGTGTGGGTGATGAGGCTGATAGTCCTGAACCTTCACGTTGGAACAAGGGTCTTGCTGGGGAGTTCGAAGGGACTCTCCAGAAGGGCTTGGATAAGACAACTGCAGTAATGGTTGGCTTCAAGGAAGCCCTAGGTGACAAGCCTTTCCATACTATCAGGAGTAACCATGGGGACCGAATCGAAAACTACGTCTCAAGATATGCCCCAGCGCTCGCTTCTTTACGAGACCTTGAGTATTCGAAACTCCTTCGGTATGCTGAGAACGAGATTACTTATCATGATAAGTTTTATCCCTTCGCACCTGGATGGGTACTCGCTCACGGAGATGAGGGTCGTGCAAACAAACAACCTGGTGGTACGGCTCTTACCTTGGCTAAACAAATTGGGTCTTCAGTTGTCTGTGGTCACACACACAAACAAGGTATTCAACATGAGCACACTGGCTTCGGTGGTACAATTCGGCACAGACTCTACGGAGTCGAAGTGGGTCATCTCATGGACTTGGGGCAAGCACACTATCTCGGACAGACTGGTGCTAATTGGCAGCAAGGGTTCACTATCCTATATCAGCGTAGAGGCAACGTGACACCAGTCACAGTACCAATCAATGGACGTTCATTCGTAGTTGAGGGAACGGTCTATGAGTGGTAATGGAGAGTTCACATCAGCAACTGTTCAACAGTATGGTGCAATGGTATCTCAGATATCGAACGAGTATCATCGGAAATATCGAATGGTTGAAAAAGATGACATAGCACAGGAACTGTGGATGTGGTTTGCTTCACATACCCGCAAGGTTGCGGAGTGGACTACACAAGTAGAAACTGAAAAAGACTTAGATAATCTAGTTGCTAAGTCTCTACGCAATGCAGCATACGATTACTGTTTTAAGGAGAAGGCTCGTGTCGAAGGGTACAGTCCTGAAGATGTTTTCTTCTACAAGAAAGAGTTTATCAAACTACTGCTACCTGCTGTATTGTCTGACGACGTTAACAGGATTGCTGCTTCTCTTTCATTGGGCGGAAAGGCGCCAAAAGCGCCAGCCGAATCTAATGACTGGATGGCTTACAGCGCAGACATCAAGTATGCTTTGGGTAAACTGGAACCTAAAGACAGAGAACTGGTAGAACTGTTCTATGGTCAAGACATGGATGGTGCTACCCTGCATGAGCAGGTACTGCCAGAGAAGTCCACACCCCGGGCTGCAATGATGCAGGCTAACCGAGCCTTAAATAAGATGGTTCGTGAACTTGGAGGATTCGCTCCACAGAAAGACACTGAAAAAGATATTAAGGAGACAGTAGATGCGTAAGTATGTATCTAAGAAGAAGTTGCGTAAGCATATCAGTCGCTTGGAGATTGCAGTAAGGAATGCTGACATTCGTGCTACTAGTGCGTCAGCGCTTGCTATCCTTGTTGAGAAGGAAAACATTCAACTCAGTCGGAAGATTAAAGGTCTTGAGAATCAGTTAAATATCACGAAGTCTCGTGACAAGAAGATGGACGAGTTCGACAAGAGTCTCAAGTATTATGATTGGGAAAAGAAGAACCCTTACATTGGCGAGAAGAGTACTAGTTCTGGTTATCATCCAGACAAGGATAGTTATGGCAAGATTCGTTGGACTACCAATCCACGAAACTTTGACCGACCATTCCCTAACTGGGAAAATTAAATAAAAAAAAGACCCCCCAAGGATTTCTCCAAGGGGGGTTCTTTTATGTCTACTTACGTTTCTTGTAGCGGAAAATCCATTTAGGATTAACGCCCTTACCAACCTGCCAGAATGGCGTAGGTTGCGCTTCAAAGTGTAGGTGTGGTCCACCACTGTTACCTTCTACACCAACCTCAGCAACTAGTTGACCAATCTTTACAATGTCACCAGTATTGACGTGTGACTTTAGAACGTGGGCATAGGTGCAGTAGTATGTACGGAAGCGGAACTTGTGCTTGATAGTTGGGGAGAACTTACCAAGTGCTGGACCTTGACGACCTACAGATGTGACGATACCGTCGGCTACAGCATATACTGGTGTACCTACTGGTGCACCGAAGTCTACGCCTTGATGCCAACCTGAAGTCCACTGGGGACCCTTAACACCGTAGGCGCAAGTGACTTTAGGGTTCTTGACAGGGTATGCCATTACTCTTCACCCTTGCCATAACGTCCATCTGCTGGGTTCAGCCAGTTGATTAGGACAGGAATAGCCGATACAAGCCCTACAAGGGCTACTGGAGGCAGGTTAAGGGCATCTGGGTTACCAACTACCCAACCGAGAGAAGCAGCCACACCGACCTTTAGAGCGGTTCCTAGAGGGCTAGAGGCTAGCCAGTACAAAAAGTTTTCCATTAGATTTTCCTTACTGTAACGGTGAGCATTCCACCATAACCATTATTATTCTTATCTGGAGAAGACTCGTTAGAGAATCTTACATTTTCAATCAGACCATCATATGTTTCATTAGTACGGTAATCCGTAATAGAAACCACATCGCCTAACTCTTCCAAGGCTTCAAGAGCAGACAACTTTTCATAGGCACTATTAACATAGCCAGTAGAACCATTAAACCTATCCATCTCAACATCGAAACATGATAACGGATATTGTATTAAGCGTTGACGCTTAGAAGCAGGTAGAGACTTCAACTGATACGAAGTCATAACAGGGTCACTAGTAGAAGCACTAGAGTTATTGAATACAAACTTGATACCCAAAGTTTCCTGACTACCAACAATGTTGACTAGAGGTAAATCGTTACCATAATCCGTTGGACGAATATTATCCACAGCAGTATATGCACCAGAAGAATCAGTAGTATAGATACCAATCGTATCATTACTTGCCCCAGAACCATTAACTTTAATATACTTAAAGAACTTAGGTTCAACAGTAGCGTAACGAATCAGACCAGTCTCTAAGAAACCAGTAGTGCGATGGTCAGTTGTGTGTTCAACCTGCAACTCGCCAGCAGAGCCACCCTCTTCAATAACCATAACTAAGCGGTCATTAACATTGTAAACTTCAGTACACTCTGAAGCATTTGGGGCAGACTCATATTCTAGGTCGTATGCGTAAGGGAATGTTCCATCTTCAAAAGGTTGAGACAAATCAATTCTAATCAAAATACCATTAGTGTTTCCAGAACTAATAGCTTTAGTTGCTGCATAGATGTAGGTTCCACGCTCAGTGAAACCTTTAACGCTGTAACTTGTTTCGACTAAAAGTGGTCCAAGAGTCAAATCACCATTAACATTAATTGGACAAATCCTTATACCTTTACTTGTCCCAACAATAAGATAACCCAAGTAATGATGAATAGCATTAATCTTTTCACCATCTGGAAGTGTAGCATTAACAGTTGAACTACTCATGTCTGGCAACAATGTTCCATTGTTTGCAGTGGTCGGAGAAGTATCGAATCCTATTTTCCAAATTTCACCACTATTACCAGCATTACCAGATGCGTAGATATTTGTTTGACCACCAGCAACATCATTCCATACAAAAGTAGAATCAATATGCGTTCTTGCATCATACTGCTTGGCACCAGGAAAACCACCACTATGTGCATTGGTATTACCTTGTGTAGTGTCCAAAAGATTCAGTACATTGTTTTCACCAAAAAATACAAAACCTTTAGCATACTTAACAAAAGCACCAGTATTTCCACCATTATGTTGAGCAAACACAACATCAGAATCAAGAGTGCCAACAGTTCCACGATGGATAGCACCAGAACATGTAGCATAATACTTTCCACCAGATGTAGTTACTGAAGTGAAACCAAAGTTTGAACCGTTATGTCCCTGAGGATACGAAGTAGCAGTATACACATAGTTTGCAGTACTAGCAGTAGAATTACCATTAAGAGTAATTCTTTTCAAGACACCATTAGAGTCACCAGAAATTAGTACATCAGTTCCAGCGTTGTTACCAACGGCAGCATTGATTCCATTAGTACCAGTGTATGCGTAAGTAACCGAAGGAAGCATGCGGACTTCACCAATGTTCCAAATATCTACACCACGAGAATCCTTAAACTTATGACTCACATTGTTTTCAATACCAGGTTCGTAGTACGTAATACCTGCACCCTCATGCCAAGACGTTTGCGAACGCAACCACCAACCACTAAGAGACTGTTCACCAGGCTCATTAGAAGAATCAAACTGGTCCTTCTTATATTGTGCAGTCTCCCGCACATAAGGGTCCTGATTATTGATTCTCAGAAAGAACGGAATGTTATTGATAGACAAATCATAGGCTGCCTTAGTAGGTTGCCATGCTGCTGGGCTTTCCGTAGAACTTAAGTCAAACTGTGGAAAACCTTTGACAGCACTAGCCTCAGTGATATCATAGTTAACCATTAGGAACCTACAGCAATCCAGTTGAACGGAAGAGCCAAACTAATACCAGAGTTGTTAGTGAAAAATACTGAAAAACCAGTGTTACTTGCATCAGCCGCAACAGTTAACTGAATCTTCGGAGTAGCAGTACCAAAGGTACGAATCGGAGTTACAGTAACAATAGGAACAGTAGATGCAGTGAATGCTGTATCAAAAGTAACTGATGTAGTACTAATAGCACCATCAGAAGTAGAAGAAGTAGTACCCTTACCTGACTGCATCTTGACAGTAGGCTTGCTATTCAACTGCGTTTGAATATTAGAAGTCACACCCTGAAGACGAGAAACCTCGGGAGAAGAAATATTCGTTCCATTAGCAGTTAGTGCTGTAGTAGTACCAATACCAAGATTAAGATTACCACCACCACTGAAAGAAATATTTGAACCAGCAATACCAGCACCGCTAATGCTACCACCACTAATGGTTCCAGTACTAGTAAGAGTTCCAGAAAGTGTTGCACTATTGATAGTGGTAGTTGCTATAGTTCCACCAGAAATAGTTGGAGAATTTATTGCAGGAGAAGTCAAAGTCTTAGCAGTAAGAGTCTGAGCATCATCCTTACCAACAATAGCACTAGTAGTACCATGTGCTGAAGTAGCAGCAATATGGTCCTGAGGTTCCTGCAAGTCACGTGCAGTAATCATATGGCGCACAGCACCAGTAACAATAGAGTGAGTCTTGCCAGTAGTACCATCCTGTGCACGAGTTACAACAAGTTCACCAGTACCACCACCAGCACCAGTAACAGTAACAATCTCTTCGTTAGTGGTATCAGGGTCCAACACTAAAGTAAAAGGATACGTTGGCAATGCAGAAGTATCAGAAAGAAAAATACTAGTAGCAGTAGTGCTAATTACAGCAGTAGAAAGAGTGCGTGCAGTTACGGTAGATTTATAGTTACGCATTATTACCTCGTGTAGTGTAGACGTGCAGGATAACGACCCTGAATCTTATTCGTCTCCTGCTGAAGACGCTGTTGATAAAGAGCAAGAAGATACTTAGAAGCAGAAGTTCCAGCACCATAAGAACGACCAGCAATCTGAGACTGTTGGTCTGCCTCAGCAGAACCAAACGTCAAACGACCAGGGTCAATGAAAGCAGACAGACGGTATGCTGCACCAAGAACAGCCACATCCTTACAGGATGCTGGAAGACCCGTAGTAGACTCAAAATCGTCACTACCATTCTCCATAGGTGAAGGCTGAGTAGAATAAGTAACATTAATAGTGCGACCAGCATCAACAACACTATAAATACTGATAGTGTTCTTAGAATCGAAAGCATCAGTGTTAGCCATAGGGTCTACACGCCAAGCACGAACAGGATACCATTCCTTAGTAGGACCAGTAGACTGTGCAGAAACAGCAATAACATTCTCAACATCATTCGGTAAAGCATAAGCCAACACAGAAGGATTATATTTGAAAGTGTAACTAGTTACAGCAAAGATGCCAGGGAACATGTCATCAATAGTTTCATTGATAGCATTCTTAACATCTACACGTGGGAACGTGGGAGAAATAACAACCTTAGACCCAGCAGCATGTGATGCTG